TCACCTTTTGCTCTTTTTTTACGAGCAGCACAATGAGCTTTCTGAGAAAATCCACTAGGATTATCACAGTTTATTGATCTTTTATATTTGTTAGACCAATTCATTGAAAAAAGATATTACTCCTTACTATTTAGAAATCCTTGTTTAAGTAGTTTCGATAATTCTGAAGTTGATCCTACAAACAATGCATTATTAGTCACTGTATTTGGTGTTTTATTTGAATCTTCTTCAACATCTTTAAGTTTTTTCTGTAAATCTATTAACTTATCTGTTACATCTCCGACACTCTTTATCAATTGGCCTGCAACTTCATATGCTCTCGGACTACCACCTTCACCCGCAACCTCCATTATTCCATTAATTGCTTCTTGCCCTTTTTCAATTAAGGAATAAAGATTAGCCCTTGTATATTCATAATCTTTTTTAATATCTTGTTGACTTATTGATTCAACTTTAACTAATGGGTTATTTTTATCAATAGAAACTATTTCACTTTCAACATTGAGAGCTCGATCAAGTTTTTCATAATTATCTGACATAATATTAAATATCTATTTTACGTGTTGGACTAAAATCTCTACCATCTTCAAAAAACTCTATGGTTTCATTAAATCCAAAATTATCATCTGGATTTGCATCAATAGGATCTGGAGTAACAGTATATCGCATTTCTCTTTTTGCAGTTTGTACATCTGTTGATGTGTAAATATCCGCCTGAACTTTGCGAATAAGTCCATCTGTAGAATCTGCAATAGGACCAAATAGATAAGTTTTTGCAGTGAAACTTAGAGTATAGATAAGTGCCCTTCTTGTTGAAAAATCACCTTCATAATCATCTTGAAAAGTAATGTTTTCCAAAACAACAGGAATATCTCTCTTTTCTCCAATAGAATCAATTAAATCTATTGTTATATTAAATGACGGTTGAAAGAAAGGTAATATTTGTTCTACAATTTGCAAAGCATCATCATTTAACTTAGTTAAAATGTTAAGATCAAATCCAATATTAAAAGGAACTGGCATAAAAACTTTTTTTAAGTTTTTTCCATCTAAAGCCTTAAATGTTTGAGTTATATTAGATTTTCTTGTTGGGTCATATCTGATAGATGTCATTTCAAATGACATTCTAGGTAATGTAATTTGAGTTGCCTTATTTAATTCTGGTTGTTGTTGGATTCTTGCTAAAAACTTTTGTACCGGTGCATATGCTAAAGGAACTCTAATATCACTTATACTATTGTTATTTTTATCTTCATGGCGAACGTGAATCTGGTTAAAAATAGTTCCAAATGAAATAACTGTTTTTCTAATAATTTCGTGATAAAAATAAGTTCCTAACATTAATAAGTACCAAATGGGTTTGATTCTGAAAAATCTATAAGAAAATCTGCTTCTTCCTCTATTTCATCATTTTGATTGTATTTATCAAATGTATCTTGTTGGTCAAAAGTTTTAACGCTATAAATGGATTTGGATTCAGTTCCAATAATACTTTCTCCAACAAAAAATCCTTTTGTCGTTGATCCTATACCAACATAAGAAATCTTTAAAATCTTAGTGGATGCATCCCATTCCTTAACTCTGGCTTTTGTTTTTGATCTAGATCCAAATATAACTTCATTAAACTTATAATTACCATATCCTGTCAATATTTCTGGATTATCTATTTTAACTTGTGGTGCAATAGTATATCCAATTCCTGGATTTGAAATAAGTATTGATCTTACTGACATATTAGATCCAACTAATCCAATAGAAGAAATACCAGTTGCTCTGATTAATTTTGAATCTTTGATTGAGTCTTGATTTGAGATTATAATTGTGGGTGCAACAGTGTATCCAGATCCTGGGTTTGTGATTGTTAATGAACTTACTTCTCCAATACCGGATATTGTTGCCGTAACAGTTGCTGTTGTTCCTATTCCTGTTGGAGGAGAACTTACGCTGACTGATGGGACTCCAGTATATCCAGTTCCTGGATTAGTAAGTGTTAAATTCGTAACTGTTCCTCCAGCACCAATCGTCGCAGTCGCCGCAGCCCCAACAGATGGATGAAGAACTGTTATCACTGGTGCTGTTCCATATCCTACTCCACCATCAAAAACATTAAATCCGATTACACCCTTAAGTGTTTTTTCAATCGAGCAAGTTGCTGCTGCACCAGATCCACCACCTCCAGATAATGTTATGATTGGCGCTACAGTATAACCAATTCCAGCATTTACTAAGTAAATATCTTTAAGATTAAAAGATCTACCTTTATATGCTCCTATTGCGACTGCTGTAGCATTATGTAAAATATTACCAGTTGGTGAGGTACTAATAGAAACTTTTGGGGGAGAACTATATCCATATCCATCATTGTTTAAATATATTTTATTAATATATCCAGTATTAATCAATGATACTGCCTGTGCTGTTACACCAATACCAATCAAAGATAGTGTAGTTATATAACCTTCTTTTTGAATCTGAGTATCGACTTCTTGAATTGTAGTGTCAATAATCTCATTTTCATATTCAAATAGTTCACATTTTAACTCATAAACATAATTTTTTCCAAGTTGATAAAATGGTTGTTCGTGCTCTACAAACTTAACTTCGAATATCCTTTCACCTAGTGGAAAATAAACTAAGTCTCCCTCTCTTGGACGTGTAGACAATGTTACTTCACTTTCTTCAGTTCCATCATCTATTCCTGCAAGAAAAGGTGCTATAAAATCTTCAAATCTTTCTCTAGAAATAGTTAAGATTAACTCATCTCTCAAACTCATTCCAAATTTTGTTAAAATATCTCCAGATCCAGAATACCCATCATAACTATTTACATACGCTTCAAGATAAAAATTATCATCAAATCTAGAAGATTGAACCTCTTCCATGATTGTTTTTTTATTAACAAATTTTCTAGGAATATAAATGACTTCTACACCATAGATCTTTAACTGCTCGTTAATCAGATCTTGTACTAATCGTTGTTCGGATGCTGATCCTTGTAAGAAGAATGGATTAAGTGACATTATCCGATAAAATCATATGGTGGAAGTTCATGCTCTAAAGTCATGACCTGTTTAAGATTTTGTAGTTCTCTTTCTGCATCTTCATATATTTCTCTACCATTTAACTCAATTCCACCAGGAAGTTTAACTCCCCTAAACTTGATTAGATTCTGTCCCCACTGCTTTTTAATAAGAGCGGTTAAATATTTTTTCAAAAAACTATCATTATAAACTTTAGTAAAATTATTTGGATCTAATATTCTATAGCAATCCAAAATAATAAAGTTTTCAACAGATTGAGAACCCCAATCAATGTCAAGGTATAATCTGTTTTGCCTTTTATTAAATCTAAGTTGTTTGTCGGTTGTTAATAAAAAGTCAATATCTGATAGATATGATTTTACCATAGAATATTGCAAAAGTTCAACTGAATTAAAATTATATAAGTCATTTAAAAATAACTGATATTTGATACTAAACATTCCACCCGAAATGGAACTTGTGTCAAACTTAAATACATTTTCTATACCAATAACACTATCTGGAACTTGAATATAGTTTGAAGTTTCGTACCAGTTACTTACCAAACCAGTTGTTGATGTTGCAGTAGAAGTAACAATACCTGGACCAACTGGAGTTTTTGCGGTTGCCTTTCCTCTATCAATATCTTGTTGAGTAATAGGATGTTTTAAATACATCCTTTCAACTCCATCAAAATGACGCTCTTGGAAATACTGTAAAGCATCGTCAACTAAATCATCAATCTGATCATCGTCAACATTTATTTCCAAAACGGGAGCACCCAAGCGCCTTAGACAGTAATCAATAAGTCCTTGTCTGGTTGCTGGTTGCGCCATTTTTTTTACTCTTCAGATTTTTTAGATTTTTTAAAACTATCAAGTTGGGATTGAAGTTCAAGATTTTTTTGCATTAACTGATTTCTTTGCTCTACAAAATCATCAGTTAATGTTTGAAGTTTTGCTTCTAATAAAATATTTTGATTTGTTAGTGTCGCTAATTTTTGATTATATAAACGCACTAAAACATTAATATCAACTTCACTATCATTATTCATATTTTAGAATGTTCCTCCATCAAGAGTAGATGTCCAATGTGGTTTGTTAATATATATCATAGTAACTGAAGTAGGTATTATATTTAAACTAGTAATAGATCCACTAGTACCTTCTCGATTAATATTATGAGCATTCCCAAATGCGCTTCCAGTTGGACCATCCTCAACACCAATTAAATCAAGTGCAAACCCTCCACCACCTGCAATAGCAGGTGTAGTTATTGCTGAAACTCCAGGTCCTAGAATTCCTGGAACTACACCATAAGCGCCTGTTGTATCTTGTCTTATAATATCTCCAGGATTAACCGTAATTGCACTAGCTAAAATTAATCTAATCGATGAAATGGCAGTTAGTATTTGTTTTGATGTGCAAACATCAGTCGATTGTGGATTATTAGTTGATCTTTGTAAACCAGTGCTATCAAACCATACTACACCACCAGGATTAAAATCACCAGATTGATAATATAATCCTTTAACATCTAAAAATCCTTTAGTTCCAGTAACTAACTCGTTAGAAATGGTCGCATCTGGAATATAAGTCCATCGTCTACTATCATTAGCATGTGTTCCATGATTACTAGAAGTGGCGGTGCTATTTGCAATTGAACCATCAATAAAACCAAAGAATCCAATTTTGTTATTTGCTACTCCAGAATTTGTATTATAATTAAATGCAACACCACGATCAGTATCAGTATCAAATGCGTGAGTAATTGTTAACTGTGTTGTTGTTACAATACCTGATAAGGTTGCAGAACTTAATGTTATAATTTTATTAGATGTATCATATGCTGTAACAGTACTAGCAGATCCAGCGCCTAATGCGGCACTACCACTAATAACATCTCCGGTATTAATGCCAACAACTGAATCTAATCTAATAGTACTTACACCAGAAACAACAGTTTCCATAACTGTTCTAATACTAGTTACGTCTCCAAGAATAACTATGGCGTCGTTAAGACTAACTGTAGTTGAGTTAACTGAAGTTGTAGTGCCATCTACTTGCAAGTCACCTTTAATGACTACCTTTCCAGCATTATCTAATGAATCTGGATATGGATCTAAGTATAAAACATTTCCAGATCCGGGTAAAGTTGAAATGATATTATCTCTAATACGGATATTATCAATATCTGCACCACCATTAGCGTCTAATAAACCAGTTAAGGTCGTTTGTCCAGTGACTCCTAGTGTAGATGAAAGTGTAGTTGCTCCAGTGATCCCTAGAGTTCCAGAAATACTTACATTATCATCAAGTGTTGTTGTACCGCCTGCAGAATCAATCGTTAAGTTGCCTGTTGAAGTATCAATCTCATTGTCATTAGCAATACCAATACGAATATTATCAATCTCTGCACCACCATTGGCATCTACAAGTCCAGTGAATGTAGAGATACCAGAAACTGAAAGTTGAGTTCCAAAGATTGTTGATCCGACATGTAAATTTCTTTTAATACCAATCCCACCATCAAAAATAACAGATCCAGTATCTGCACTTGAACTATCTGTAGTATTAGCAAAGAAAACTTGAGATCCTTCAATTTCTAACCTATCATCAGTTAGTTCATCATATCTTATTTTTAAGTCTTTATTTGTACCAAAACTTAAATAGGTATCATCTGGAATATTAATTTGTCCAATTCCATTCGGATCTAGTACAATATCACCATCAGTATTTGTTGATGATACGGTATTAGCATCAAGTCTTAAATTATCAACATTCCACAGATCTACTTTTCTATCACTATCAAGAATAGCTACAAAACCATTCGCAGCAAGTACACTATTTGTAGCACTAGAGACGTTGCCTGGTGTATGGGACATCATAGATGTATAATAACGTCCACCAACTGGAAGTACATTATTACCATCATCACCTAGAAAAATTCTATCCTTATTTTCATTTACTCCTGTTGCACTACCATTACCACTTACATAGGCAAGTTCACCCCATTCTAATCTTGTAGGTTTCTGAGTTCCAGCGGATCTTTTAATCCTAATAATACTTGCCATTAAAAGTTACCCCCGTTGATGTCTAAATTCTGTGTAGCCCCTGGTGTCAGAGTTAATGTTGCTTCCCATTTTTGTATGGCACTATTATAAACAATGACCATTCCATTTTGTAAAGTGCCAGCACTAACATCACTAAGTTCAGATAATGAAAGACCTTGGGCACCAGCCAAGGATGATATGACTTTTACAGCATTTTGTTGACCGACTCTAACTTTAATATCAGCCATTTATGAAAAAATAGTCTCAGGATCTAAAATATATTTATACTTAGTCAATACCTGCAATACTAAAAGATGAAATAACTTCTTGTTGTTTTAAATAAAGTTTGTAGTAAAGTTTTGCAAACTCGCGTAACTCATTAACGTCTAAAGTATCAATCAATCTAGCATGTTTTTCATATTCAAATAACTTATTTAAGTTTTCAAGTTCAATTTTTTCTGGATTCATTGATAAACTCCTTTAGTAAAGATTTTATTTCTTCAATATCATTCTTTAGTTTATCTATCTCTTCTTTTTCTTTTTGTTTTTTATTTCTCAGAGAAAGATATTGATTATAACCAAAGTTATCATAGTTAATAATAGCACCGGTAGTTTCATCCCTATATAAGTTTTTAAACCCCTCAACTGGGATCATATTTGAGTTATTTTCCATGTTTTTATGCCAGAGCAATAGCTCTAAAATCACTAAGTTTAACTTGAGAACACTCGTTTGTTGAGGACATAACGATTTTGATTACGAATCCATTAAATGGTTGTAGATTATTAACACTAAATTGATATTCCAAAAACTCATTTACTTTACTAGGTCTAACAAAAGCATCTGGAAGTCCATTATTTAATGATGCATTAATAATTACATCTCCATACCCATCGTTATCAGTATCTCTTAGGTTAGTATATCCTGGAAATAGATTGTAAGATTGTGAAACTTCGGAAGAATCTGCAGTAAATAATCTATACAAAACTCTGAAATCAGTATCTGCTGGTCTACATGCTCCCATCAAAACTTTTAATGATGTTGCAGATTGACTTAAATTAATTCTCTTAGTAATATATACTGAACTATGGGGATCACCAGATAAGTTATTCGATCTAGAATCAATTGCATAGTTTAAAATAGGTTTATTTAACCTATTTCTAGAAAGAACAAAGGATGCTGTTGATAAATCTAGAACAGGAGAGAGATTTTTATCTCCTGAAGTAAAATCAAGTTTGAAAGTTAGTGATTTGTTTCTAGGTAAAGTTGTTAATCTTTCAAGTTCGTTAACTCTTGATGCTACTAATCTTGGTGTTGGGAAGAAAGTCGTTGAGTTAATGATTACGGGAGTATATCCATTATCTAAGAATGAAACTTCAGATCCACCTGCACTAGTTCCACTAATCGTTCTCACTTGACTAGATACTGAAACTCCTTCACCAGGAGTTATGATAGTAAATTGTGGTTTAATAGAACTAAATTGATGATTTTGAGATATTCCTGCGGTTGATCCTCCAACACTCTTCGTATCAATAAAATTTAACAGATTAAAACCACTAGATCTATTTCCTCGATCAATTGACAAATAATACTTATCAGTTGTTTTGGATGCAACTAGTAATTGATCTGTAGGTAAATCATGAGTTTTATTAATCCTCCTTAAAGAAATTCCATTTATTTCATATGGACGAATCTGAGATCCTAATGGATGAGGTATAATCGAAGTTCCATCTACACCTCTAGATGCTATCTGTAAAGTTCCCGTTCCGATATTAGTATATTCAACTACTTCATTTTCTATAAGAGCATGTCCTCTAGTAGTATTTCCAATACCTTCAAATGTTGTAAATGGAACTGTACTAGAAACATTAATTACCGTAGCAGTTGCAGAAAAATCTGATGTTGTTGTAGTTGATGTGGTATCTGGTTCAATATTTTGAATACTAACTTTATTGATTGGATTATGCATTCCATGATTATATTGTGTTATCTCAATAACATTTCCAGAGTACATTTGATCAATAAGAGTTGAGGTTACATTAATAGATGCAGTTGTAGTTGTTCTAGTGTCACCTGCATAGTATACTATAGTTTGACCAGATGGGAAAGATTCACCCTGAACGTTTGTCAGATATAATGTATCAGGTGCGGTGTTAATTCTAGAAACTGAAACTATAGCTCCAGATCCACGGTTACCAGTACTGCTTGTAGTTATCCCAAGAACATCTCCAGCTACATATCCACTTCCTCCTCCAGTCACAGTTACACTACTTACTGTTCCTGAACCAGATGTAACAATAGTTGCCGTTGCACCACTTCCATTACCATTGATTGAATAGAGAGGAACATTATTGTAAGTTTGCGAGCCCGCAAAGTTAGTTCCAGCAGAAACAAGACTTAAACTGCCGGCAGCACTATCAATGGCCGCCCCAACTTTTTCAATAATACCAGTAGCACTATTATCAGCAATATTTCCATGACCAATTTTTCTACCAGGAGTCAAAATAGAACTAAATGCCGATACTCCAGTAACACCAACTTTAACTTTTCTTGATAGTGTTTTTATTGGATTAGTTATTAATCTTGGACAATTGATATTTCCAGGATTAATAGGAGTATTGTAAAAAGTTGCAGTTCCGTTAGTAACGAACTCTGCTTTAAATAATTTAAAAGTTAAATCTTGATATTGACTTGGAGTCCAAATTGTTCCATTTTGTGATTTAAATAAACTTCCACCAGAATATGGTTGCGAGACAATAACACTTTGAGCATCTGGTAAAGTACTAGTTCTTCTTGTTCGTTGCCCCATAGTTGCAACCCACATTTCAAACTTATCGGAAGTTGGTGCTAAGAAAACTATGGCGTATTCTTTACGTGCTTCAAGATAAATTGGTGATGGGAATGTAATCCGTGTTGCAACGGATGCATCTGATGATATATTAATCTGTGATGGTTCTAAAGCAATCCTTGCATAGTCTTGAACTAAAGTTGAGGTTGGTAACCCAAGTTCAACTGTTCTTACCTCTACAAATAAACGAGCTGCTGGATCTTTTGATGCAAAGTAAACTTCAGCGCCAGTTAAAAATGCTCCAGTTCCATCAACAGTAAATGATTGTGCTAAAGGATCTTTACCACCTGCTCTTCTTTGTGGTGGAGTAATATCTTCAATAGTTTCCCTAAGTTCAGGTGGTCTATCCTGTGGTCTGGCAGGATTTCTAACACTTACACTACTAGTATCTTGAGTTATAATAGTTCCGGAAGAAATGAAAATAGAAGAAGCATTACTTTCATTTCTTACACTTCCCGGAAGACTAGGAAGAGATACATTAGATGCACTAAGTCTAAATGTTCTTTGCCCTGTTTTAATTCTTACTATTGGTGTTGGGGTTTCATTAGGATCTCTAATAAAAATAGTTCCAACAATATCTCCGAAGTTGTCACTTATATGTTCATTTCTAGTGCATCTAGCAATAGCTCCACTTGTTTCTCCATTAATAATAGCACCAACCGTCATAAAACCACCTATATCCTGTGTTAATCCATGTTCAGCCATGGCTCTAACACCAACATTTAATAATTTAGATGATGAAGAATATGAAGTTCCAGGTGCAGGTCTTGTTCTATCATATGGATCTACAGTATACATTTGGTCTGGGGTTTCCCATGGTCCACTTTTATGTCTTGGAGGTGGAACTGGAAATCTCATTATAAGTCTGTTATTAATATGAGCTCTTGCAAATTCTCCAACCTGGAAAGTGCCAGAAATCATTTGAATTTCTATTATTTTTGCACAGAAATCTAAAACTTGATTATCAAAATAATGATAATGTATTGTTTGAGGTCTTAGTCCACTAGCAAAATATGCAATATTTCTAGACCTTTGATATTCATCGGCAACTCCACTAACTCTAACACTTTCAACATAATCAAACTCTCTTGAAGGACCTTCGAGAACATTTTCAAATCTGGTGGTCTCGCTTGTAACTCTTTCCCTTCTTCCTCCTGCAGTAGTACGCTCCGTTACTTCGGTGGATGATGAACTTCTTTCAACCCATCGAGCACCTGTTGATTCTACTCTTCCCTTCTCTACGTAAATAGTCCTAACCCAGTTATCAGCTGCTGGTAGTAGTATGATTCCACCAGTAAACTCAATCACATTAAATGGATTAACATTTTCAACTTGAGATGCTAAAGGTTGTTGTAACCAAGGAACTTCTGTATATTTTAAAGTCAATAAATCTCCTGTTCTTTGAATATTTGGATCTAATAATGGTAATGATCTATCTGCAATATCTAATCTATCTGGACTAATGCTAGCAGATAATGCTAATTCAGCAGCCATTGACCAGTTATCTACTGCATTAAGTAGTTGACCACTTTGTGCATTAACATCACATTTGTTATCAGGATTTTTAGTATCAATAAGATCTGTATTTTTGAAATCATCAACAGCAAATCCACTTTTAAATCTAGTCAATCCGTCAGCATCTTGAATCTGTAAAGTTTTAGTATCAAGTTCAAGTAAAGATAAACTAGTTACTGTTTCTAAGTTTTTAATCCTAGATTCTAAACTAGCGATATCACGCATAGTGAATCTTCGATTATCAAATAATCTAAATCCAATTTGCTTAACATCGTAAATATATGGCGGTAAATATATTTCAGCAATATCCATTACATCATCCACATTAAGTGGTGGTTTTGGATTAATTCCTGATGTTCCTTTGATTACTGAAACCTCTCCAAACTTACTGATGGTTAGTTTATCTGTTCTTGGTAGATAAAAACTATACCCGATCAAAGAACTTTCATTGGGCGTAATAATATAATTAATAATACTTTCAAAAGATCTGCTACTAAATGCAAATGGAGATTTATTAGGATTAACAACTGGATTAAATGGTATTACTCTTGGTCTAATATCAATAGTATCAGTTGCTCTAATTTTTTGGTTATTTAAAAGAGGAATATCTTTTTTATATCTATCTTCGCCATAAGATTGTACAGTAAAGACTTCTCCACTGTTTCCTGGAGAAACAATATAGTTATTAAAGATAACTAATAACTGTTTGGATGGTATAACTCCCCCTTCAATTCTGACTATTTTTGAGTAATCATAATATTGATCTTTTTGTCCTTTGTCTAATGAATAGTTACTCGTAAGATTTGTGTAACTCCCATTTACAACACTTTGAATATTTGTTTCTATATTTGATTCTTTAAATGTTACAGCTTCTCCAACTTGAAATTTATTAGCATTTAAGTAAACAAATTCAATTTCAGTGGAAGAAACTCTTGTTACTAACTGTGCAACTGCTCTACTTTGTTTCCCTATTATCTTTTCACCTATTATAGAGTTAGTATCTAAATTTAATCCAGAAACGAAGGTTAACTTATCTAAAGTTGGAGAAGTTGTAGTTGTTGATTGATAAACAGCAATAACATTAACAACATCAGGAATGTTTAGAGAAATTTCACGATCTTCAACTCTTAAACCATAGATACTACTTGTACTTAATCCTGAAACTGACATTGATCCAATGCCAGAAGTTTGATTAACAATTAATTTAGAACTTCTTACAAAATCTTTTGTTTTACTACTTATTGATTTTTTCCTCATTGTAACTGTGACAGTTACATTATTATTTTGATTGATTTTTGATAATCCAATAAAGCTTATAGATGCACCATTTGAACCCAAGATAAACTGGCTTGAAGTTAATGGTTCAGTTGACCCATCACTATAATGAATAGAATATTTTTCTGCATCAAAAGGTTCAAAAAATGCACTAGAAATACCGATATTAGAAATAGTTATTGGTGTTGTTGCGGATAACGCTCCAGTTCCATCTATAGATAAACCGTTTATTTGTTTAGTGATAACTAAATTAGATTCAGAAATATTAAGTGTGGCGATATTTTTTTCTGGAAGTTCTGTATAAAGTGATGCATTATTAACACCTAGTATTCTTGGAATAGCTAATGAAAATGTAGTCGTTTCCGTACTTCCTGGAAGTGTCCCATCAGCAACGCCAGTAACTGAAGAATCTAGTGCGACAACTGTTAATGTTACACCATCTGCAGAAATGGCAGAAACTCTATTATATGTTAATGATGATGCACTTGCCTTTTGATAAGCAATAATAGAATCAACTTTTAATCCAAGAAAAGTTTTTCCGGGAGAAGTTACACTTCCACCACTAGTAATACTAACTCTATCAGTAAGATTAAATCCAGGTGGTAATACTCTTAATAATACAGTATCTGCTATAAAATCAGTTTGCAGGCTTGAATCCAAAGATGTTGAATCTTGATATACTGACTTAATATCATCTATAGTATATGCAATTAAAGAAACTACAGAACATAAAATATTTACATTATCATTGAAGATTAACTGCTCACCTTGAATGAACGTGCCTGAAGTTTGATTGAGACTTAAAGTGCTACCAGATCTATTGGCAATATATCCAGTCGCACCACTACTTTGTCCACGAACATATGAAGTTGTAGGAGCTTCTAAAACTGATATAACTCTACTGGTAGTAATAACAGTATATGTTTGTATATCATACAGATATAAATCCCAAGATGTTGCCGCATTTACATATGATGCATCGGTAACATTATACGAATATACTCTAGCTTCACCAATTTTTGTACCTGTTCCAGCATTAGTTGTTGATGTATTTCTTCTTCTATTCTGTAAGGAAATAATATTCGAATCTCTTAATCCAATCAAAGGAGTTCCATATACGTTATTAACACGTAATAAATTTCCCATTTCAAACGGAATGAGTGCCGACTTTATATTTTCAGTATCTCTTGATTTTTCTACATCAATAATTCTAGATCCAGCTAATTCAACATCAAATCCTTTAACATATGCTCTTCCTGGTGAAACCCTAATACTTAGTAAGTCTTCAGATGGCACATTATTACTTTCTGTTATTTGTTCACTAGTATAAATTCCTTCACCAGAAACCTCATCATTTAAACACTCTAATGCATCAACAACAAAAGAATCTATAGCATAATTTCCAGATTCTTCATATGTTCTTTTAGCGAAATATTTCTTTATCTCAGAATAAACTGATCTATCTTGTAACTTCTTAACTTCACCTTTGTCAACTCTCATTATTTCTATAAAGTTAACATCTTCATTATCGCTAAGAATTTTCTTCCCAAGTGTTAGAGTAATTTTGAATCTATCAGCACCAGGTGCTGCATAATTTGAAAATCCTCTAGCGTTATCATTTAAATCTTTGTCATCAGATGCAGTTATAATTTGTTCATTGATAAAAAGTCCTACTCTATAAGATGGTAAAGTTGAATAAGGTTCTAAAACTATTTGTTGTTTTTTTACATCAACAAATGTTCCTCGCACAAAATAAACCCCATCGGTGATTCCAACTGCAGATCCTACAGAATTTGAATCAGAATCAACTAAACTTAAAATAGTATCACCTGCATTTATAGTAGTATTGCCATAAGTGACATTTTCTTCAAGTAATAAAACTTCACCATTTTCAAATTCTGATTTTTGAGATTCTAATGTCTCATTTTCTTGCACTCCAGAATTTAAATACTTAATGTAAAGTGTAATCTCATCAACATCATCTTCTGGCGGAATAGAATATTTTTTAATGGACGCTAATATCTGTGATTTTTCTCCTTTAATTGTTTTACCAATCAATGAGTTAAGATAAACCGTTACATCTATACCAAGATGTTGTGGATTTACTTTAATTCCAAAAAATCTGTTATCATAAGTAACAGATCCTGGAATAACCATAGATCCTTCTTTAAAAATATGACTACCAAAAGATTCTATTTGATTTTGTAAAATTGATTGTAAAGTGGTTAACTCCCTAGACTGTACGGGGAATCCAGGTTTAAATAAAACCTTATAGTAGTTATCATTTTTATCAAAATCGTCAAAATAAGGATTGATATTTAGATTAGTCTTTTGGGGCATTTTTTAAAATTCCAGAACGATTTTTATGTCTTCTTTTTGACGAGAATTTCTATTGATAAGCGGACGATTATCAATGTAAATAATCTCCCCTGATCCTTTATTTATTTCAGTATCTGCCATACCTTGAATGAAGTTGACACCTAGATTGATTAATTTAGTTCCCGATACACTGGTTACAATACCACTAAAATTAGAGTCAATAGATGCTGAAAAACCAGAATTTAAACCATTTACTATATTTGCAATAGAGGAATTAAACTCAAATATTTTTCCCCTAGTAGAAATTCCAACATAATCAGTTTCATTAAAAGTTGTCTGATTGACAAAAAGTGATCTATCTCTAAAATATTTTAGAACTGTTGTTTCTGTATCGTATGATGCTACGTATGCTGAAGCTACACCACCACTAACTATCTGAGATATTTTTTCTCCCACTACAGGTTTTCCAACAACAGATTTAAGTTTTAAAGAATATAATGAAGAAAATGTGTTAGAGTAAAATGTTTGTGCTGACCCAACTGCTGTTGGATTTCGTAAAATACCAATCTGAGCAAACTTAGTATCTATTGGGAAATCTTTTGTAGTATCATCAAATCTACTATAAATTAAAACTTTATCAGTTCCCAGTTCTTTATATAAATCATATCCATGTCCTCTAGATGGTGGAATAATCGGTATTAATCTAGCACTTGTTCCTACAGTTGCTGAGTTAATCGGTCCAAGATCTACAAGACCATACGTATAGTTTTTACCTCCAGCAGAAACAATAGTATTTACAATTTTTCCACCAATAACATCAACACGAACTTTACCGCCAGTTCCATCTCCAAGTATATTTAATTCTTGTCCTAATCCATTTGAATAATTAGACCCTTGTCTATCTATATAAACTTTTTTAATTTGATTTTCAAAAATATTAGAGTCTCCATTCTCTCGAATAGATCTATAAAGAGGATTTGTAGAGTATTCCCAGTTATTTGGAACAGTTATATACTCAGTAGAATCAAACTTAATAATATCACTTGCTTCAACACTAAAAAGATATTTCCAAAGATATCCATCACCACTATCACCTGCTCTCGATGGTTCTAGATCTGTAAATGATGGTTGATCTTGAGAAATATTTCCAACTGTATTAATACCTGAAGAACCATTATCAATACAAATATAAACCCTATAATCCGAGTTCATTACATAATAGTTTGCATCATATAATCTAGATGCTCTAGTTAATGGTGTTGGATTTAAAATACTATAATCATGACGATACATTTCATACCTAGTTCCTCTATTCCAATCTATTCTTCTGATAAGTCTACGAACATTTGCAGAAGAAACTCTTTTACCAAACATAGAAATATCTTTAACATGATTTAGATTGGAAATACTATCAATAGGTGCTGGTGTATTTGTATTCCAGTTTTCAGATCTACCAAAACCCACTATATTTGGATTTGGTAGACCCATAAAAACATAAAATGAGTTTGAACTGTCTTCTATAGACTGTACAAAATTACTAGCATTTAATATTCTAAACTGATCAGTAACAATTGCTGACATCTTGGAGTCTTTTTTCTATATTTATACTATTATTTTTAATTTAAAGATGAACGATTTCTTATCGAACCATTATTCCTCAATCCAAAAGTTCTTCTTTGAATAGTTGGGAAATTAGTTAGTTCACGGTCGACCTCTAAACCAGTTACACCTATTGATACTGGATCTGAAGATCTAGATAGATTATATAATCTACCCCAAGATATTCTACCTAATGGAATCGTACCTATTCCAGGACTACTAGGACTATATGATTGTGTATTAATACCAATAATATTACTATTACTATGTACATTACAAATAATAAATCCATCAGAAGCAAAATTACCTTTATCGTGCACATAATAAATATTATCTAAAAATGTTGTCCCTATTCCAACAGTATTTGAATTTGAAGTATCAACCGATGTTACTCCATTTCCAACTTTTGTATCAACGATGCACACTGGATATCCAACAAATAGATCATCTGTAGTTAATGTATCCGCTCTATAGAAAAACTTCAATGCTAACGGATGACCACTTGTTCCAGATGTTGTTCCTATTCCTGTGATAATACCCGAAAATCCTTGGACATTTGATATTTTCCTAACAGTTTCATATTTAAATTTTGGAGTCTCAGCAATAACTAATGGAGGATTAGTATATCCAAATCCAGGATTTGTTATTGATACTGAAGAAATGGATTTATTCACAACTAATGCAGTCGCCGTGGCTGTTGATCCAATGCCTATAGAAATATTTCTTGGGTTTGAAATTTTAAGGTTTAATGTAGAACCACTACTATATCCAAATCCAGGGTTAACGATTGATATTTGACTGATGGTTCCACCAGTACCCACAGTTGCAGTAAAATCGGCACCAATATTCTTTTCACCAGAAATTATCAAAGCATCAACACTAGAAATAGTTATTCCATAGTAGTTTTCTTCATAGTTAAAGAACTGAGCATCATCAACAAAAATTTCAGTATCTAATGACTTGATATCCTTAATAACTTTCGCAGTTGGATAAATTTGAGGCTCAATAGATTCTCTAGATTTGTAAATATAATCACCTTTTATAACTAAATCTCTTTTCTGTTTTTCCCATTCCACAGGTTTACGGTTGATTTCATCAACTCCAAGACCAACGTAGGTATCAGTTTCAACAACATCAGATCCAGAAATATCAAATACAGTTCTGTGATCTGTTTGAGATATTGTTGATTCAACATTAGGATTTTTAGAAACTAATACTCTATCTCCAATTTTTATAGTTTCATTAATATCTACAAGATTGACATCAACGTTTCTATCTCCAAGATAAAAGAAAATATCAATCTTATCATGAAACTGTGGTGCTTCTGCGAATACAAATGACGTACCACCACGGAATTGGTAAGATATATTAGGAGTTTGTATAACTCCATTAATGAATATAACTAAAATAGCACTTAAGTCAATTTCTAAAGAAGACGGATCTAAAGGATCAGTTTGGAAACTTAAAAGTTGACCGTTATAAAATAACGGGAATCGAACTCTTGATCCATCTTGAAAGTTTTTAACTGAGTCAATATAATCTAACTCACCGAACTGCCATGCTGAGAAATAATCATTAAATATAGATTCAACAGTTAACTCAAAATGATTTAATGGTTGATTTAAACCTTTTGCCGTCACTAATCCAACAGCTCTAATAACATCACCAGGTCTAAAAGCATATCCTGGGCGTGATATTTCAAAAGATTTAACTTCGTGGAGTGTAGATCCAACCCCTACAGTGCTCGCTGGACCAACATTAATATTTAAAAGCATGTTTCTACCAGTTTCTGATGTTAGACCAACATCTCTCCTAGAAACACCAATAACCGATAGATTTTCATAACTTGGTTCCGAAACAAGTATAGTTGGATTTGTATACCCAGAACCACCCGAAATAACATTAAATGATAACGTTCCCCCAGCACCTACAGTTGCTGTTACAGAAGCAGGTGCTCCAGTATGCCCACTGTACTGAGTAACACCAACAGAAACGATTCCACGGTATCCAGAACCATCATTTAAATTATACCATGGAAAAACAGTACCAAATCCAATATAAGTATGTGGTAATGTACTTGTTCCAACATTAGCTGTAAACGATCTTGCAGATATAATTCCAACAATATCATAAGAATACGTTAATTCTGTTGATGGAAAATAAGATATAATTCCTGCACTAGATGGACATGTAAATGCTAATCCAACTAATTTAACTTTGTCACCACCACCAAAATTATGATTTGAATTTGTAGTTATTTCAATAATTCCTGTAATATTATTATATAAAGCTGTACTAATCGATTGTCCAGGACCAGTATGGGAAATACCTGTAATATTAGTAATTGTTCCAGATGAATTTAAATCTGCTCTAACTTTTGCGCCAACTAGAGGAGCATAACCTAATCCTGGAGTAGATCCTAAAGAAACAATAATACCACCTCTAGGAACCTGATTCTGATTAATATCAAATTCAGATACAACAGGAGATCCATTTTCTGAAGAAATACCAGTGAAAACTACACTTGAGATTCCAATATTAGTATTTTCTATAAAACTATAGTTATTACCTAAGTTATTAAAGGTTGTTGGTGTTTGAAATATTCCATTAATAAAAAGAATTCCATTTCCAATGGTCATTCCTGTTGTATTTGCACCTTGAACTGTTAAACTATATGTTTTACCTATACCTGTAAACTGATCGGATATATCATCAAACAAAAGGTTGTTACTATAGTTATTTCTTAAGAATGTTCTTCCAGAAAAATTAGCTCGTACATATGGTAGATTACTTCTATCTCTTGAAGATCTTGTATTTCCTTTTGGTGGATCAAGAAAATAAATTTTACTGTCGGCAATGTTAAACGATCCTCTATAGACTTGAGCGGTAGATCCATCAATATGTGTACTTACTGCGGTTCCAACTGATCCTCTAGAAACTTTAACTAATGGATAAGTATCTATATCCGATAGTGAACTTGAAGTTATAGGTCCTACAGAAGTTGTTCCATATCCAACACTATTAATCTTCATAAACTCATTATCAACCTTTAATATATCTCTTGGTTGTAGTGTTGAAATACCTGTTAAAGAAATAAATGATGTTGCCATGCTGACAAGACCATTATTATTTTGTAAATAATGTCTAATCGGCGTGTATGTTATAGGTTGTTGAATAATACCATCTAAAGAAATCACAGATCTCTCTAGTTTTTTAGTCATATCTAGTTTATGATTATTGCCGAATCCAGAATCAGTAAATGTAACATAAATTCCGGATTGTGCATACTCTTTTCTTGTTGAAAGTCTAAACTCATTTGGACCTATAACAATAGGATAGACATAAGTTGGAAGTTTATTAGTAACAACACCAACATTATTTGCAGTAGATCCAATACCAACACTGGATGGTATAACACCAATAAATGTTGATCCTGGAGTATAAATGAGTTCTTCACCAGTTCTAAAGAAATGATTTGGAATATTGAATATTCCTGTCACGTTATTCAGTTGAGAACTATTTGCTGGATTGAAACTTTTTTGATAGATGGGTATTCCTTGATATTTTAGGTCAAAATCAACCTTATTTGCTCTATTTCCATTTATACCATCATATGTAGAAAGAAGCACCTCCTGACGTGAAGTTCCATAATTTAACGCAGGTGGTTGATTTTCAAAATCATTTTTAGTATAAAAAATTTCATTATAAGTTTGAACTGTTATATTTGTGGTATATTCCGGATCTGGATGAAAACTTATAGTTGATGTATTACCTATAGAAACCATACTAAATGTTCCAATACCACTAGAAGTACTACCAATTGAAATAAAAGGATATTGGGTTATTTTTGTACTATTTGGATCTCTAACTGCAAGAATCTGATGTAATGCGATTGTAGATCCACATGAAACTCTGATAAGACTTTTTACTGAAGAATCTATATCATTGTTTAGTTTACAGACATTAATATTTGTAGATCCAACTTCATAAAGACTCTCTAATCTTATTGTTCGTTCAGATCCTGGAGATTGATCTGAAACATTAAATCTGTAAGTTCCTATACCACTTGGAGTTTGAAATCCAATTATATTTGCCCTAACTAAAATAGAAGATGATTGATTATTAATCATCTGTAAGGATATAGTATTATTTACACTATCAATTGATGCCGTAACTATACCGATAGTGTTACTACTAAAAGAAACATTAGTATCATCAAAATAATATTCTGCTAGATGAGTATCTTGTCCATCATAATCTAATAAAACCTCCAAATAGTTAAGTTTTTTAGTAAAATTATTTTGTACTTGAATATTTGCGAATAAAGATTTAAAAGTTGAAATCGGATAAGATATAATTGTTGAAGCTATACTTACGGCACCCCCAGATGCTGGGACAACAATATTGGAACCAGAAAGTTTTACTGATCCAAAAGATATTGTTCCTATTCCTACTATATCATTATTAAAATAAGTACGTAAAACTTTTATATCATGATCACTATTAAATGGATCTATTGGAATAAATCTTAAACTTTTTTTATCAAATGAATCGATCTGTGCCTCTATATTTCCTATGGATCCAGTGCTAAGTGTATTAACTGAAGATTTTTCTAAAGCTATTACATTATCTTCAGTCGTCAAAACAATAACTTCTACTATTTCAGTTTTAAGAGAATCTGGATCTATAACTTGAACTAAAAGTCTCTCAAAATTATTATCTAGGTCAAAAATATCAATAAATCCATCTTGAAATCCTTTACTAGAAAATCTAGAACTAATATCATCTATTAAGAGAGCTCTGTTAGTTTTACATAATGTATAATCAGTTAGATTTCTGTTATAGAACTTCAAATATTTTGATTTGTCAAAACTACTCTGCTGTCTACTAAATCGGCTGTCATAATCACTCACTAAATCATAGTTATTAATAGTATCAACTCTTTTTTGATCAAAAATGTCTAAAATAACAAGATCATTAGGTGTAGCAGTATATGCTGCACCAACATTTAAAGAAGAAAAAATTGAAGTATCTGAAAAATTCTTTAGTCCTGCTGGGTGAAGTAACCTATTAACAGGATCTACCATCTTATCATACGTAATAGAACTTTTCACTGTATATGATAGATTTTGATAATAGTCATTATCTGGTAAAACTTGGTGGTCTACACTTAGTTTTCCAGTACTACTATCCCACCCATATTCTTGACGATTCGAATAATTTATTTCAAAATAACCAGTACTAGTTTTAATAGACTTTACTGCACCTATTGCAGCAGATAGAGTTCCCTTTATTTTTTCATTTACAGAGAGTTCATATGTACCTTGAACTTTTATAAAATCTTCTCTAACTTCAGAAACATAAAGATCTCTCTCAAAAAATCCAGATCCAGTATTAGTATGAAGTTTTTCACCTAAAGAAAAAATGGATCTTTCTTGAATAACATTAAAAACAGGATAATCTTTTTTATTAACAATGGAAGCATACCCAGATTGGAAAGTTTTTGCTATTCCTGGATTTGTAGTTAATCCAGCAATACTGAATTCTAATTTTGCAGGATTGGTATTTTCATATAGTGAAACAGTAAAGAACTGATATTCATAATCAGAAGAGTTGAATCCTGTTCCGAAAACTACACTTTCAATACCTTCTACAAAAATCTGATCGCCATTATTAAAAATATTAGTGCTAAAACCAACAAAAGGAGTTTGTAAGATACAAGTGACAACTCCAGAAGAACTAGAAAATATTGATCCGATCCCAACTCCATTTGAATTATTGATTGCAAAAACCTGATGAGTGACGTTATCTAATCCATAAATTGGAGCAATAGTTTCTACCTTAGAAATAGATGCATTTTGAGATATTGCGTTTAAAGATGCAGTGTCAACAACTGTTTTAGATATAGGATTGTAAACAATCAAATCTGGTGCAGATATGTAATTTTTTCCTCCAGATATAACTTCAACATTTTTAATTGTATCTGATGATTCTAAAATTACTGTTGGAGAAATAAATGCCTCTGGTCTTAATGTTTTATCTGAAGAGTATTCGTATCCATAATCTAAAACTCTAATTTTTTCAATTCTTCCTATAGTTTTGGATGATGGTAAAATATTTGCATTTTGTCCATTTTTACTATTTACAGTTACAAACTTGGGAACTTTTTTATATCCAATACCTGGGAACAATATTTTTACTTTCTCTATTGGACCACTTACACTTTCTGAAGATGTTGAATATTTCAGTACTTTACAGTCTTTTTGTACATAAACTAATTTTTCTGGAAGTTTTCCAATAGAGATATTAAATGCGTTTGTTGCAATACCCGTTAATCCAAAAACTTTGTAGGAACCTGTGTATGCACTATTTTTAAAAGTTATTTGTGAATCGCCAATTACATCTCTATCAGATGTACTAATATGTCCTCCTTTTTCTAAAGCATAATATAAGATTGGTGGTAGAGAACTAGAATATCTTAATTTTAAATAAGAAGTTGTTCCAATACCAACAACTCCAGGAGTTCCAACTCCAGAAACATTAAAATTAAAACTATCAGATGTGCTTAGAAACTCATTACGATAATCAAAATCTGTAAAGAGTTTTAGTTTAAAACCTTCAAGTGATTGATCACTAAGATTAAATACTAAATCATTTCCCTTTGTAACAGAAATAGGAGGATTAACTTTAGATAATTCTTGAATAGAACCACCTATTCCAGTTATTTTAACTATATTAGGTATTTCTAGTTGGGTATCATAGTAGGTTTCAGACAGAGAAATGATATTAGAACTAATTTTGGATACAAAATAATATCCTGTAGATAAACCAGAGGCAACTAGATCTTTACTATTATAATAAACTTTTTGTCCATGATCAAATCCATGATCTGTGATAGTTATTCTTCCAGTGATTGTATTAATACCAGTTGATGAAAATCCAACAGGATTTACTAAAAGTTTTGCATTTTTAGAATCATATTTCAATAAGACTGGAGTTGTGTTTCCGATACCAACATCAAGATTTGGAATAATATTTAAATCTATACTATCTGCATTTTTCAATAAATGTGGGGTAGTAGTGATTATTTTAGTGGAAACATGATTTACTACTCCGGTAAGTTGATTAAAATCAGACTCTATAGAATATTCAAAGTTATTTGAACCATTACTATAAAAATATAAACCAGAAGTTGTTGTAAGACCTACTTGTGTGGTCAATCCAATATAATCTTTAGATTTCTTTATAACATAAACAGTAGACTGTTGTGTTAATACATTTGGAATATTGAATGTTATTCCTGCAGGATTTGCTATTGTTGGTGGATCATTTCCAACGATAAATGGTGTTGCTGCTGGATGTTTTGATAAGATAACTTTTTGTCCAGTTTTAAATGGATGATTTGGTATATAAATTGATTGAGTTGGAATAGAAATAAGATTTGTTGCCTCACCAACTGTATATGAAGTTTGGATTTGTATTCCTGAAGTTGTTCCAATACCCACTGATTGAATGCCATTAAAATAAACCATATCATCAACAGATGACTCAAAATAAGGAACTTCTACTCGAATATCAAATCTATTATTTAAGATAGATATTGGAGATGACAAGGTGTGAGCTGCACCAACAGTATGCCTTTTTACTCTTAAAATAGACCCTTCTGGGTAAATATTTAAAATAGTTAAAATTTCATTATCTATTTTGATAGAGCTACCCACTGAAATGTTATTTGGTATCGTAGAAACATAAATATCTTCAATATTTTCTCCTGGAGTGGAGGTCATTGCCTTAAATAAAGATATATTTGCAGTAGGAATACCAACTCTAAAAACACCATCAAGTCCTGTAATAGAACTACTTAATCCAGATACAATAACAGTATCACCTTCATTAAGTAAATTAAATGGTTTTTGATGAACAGTTACAGAATTATTATTGTTCCAAACAAAAACAGAGTTTTCATATGTTACAACTGAACTTTCAACCTTATTGATATTTTTACCTCTAATATGAGAAACAATCGCACTCAATCCACTACCATTTACTCCACTATCATCAAAGATTAAATTTTCTTTAACTTTATAAAAATCACCCCCATCAATAACTTCTAAAGAATCAACCTCTCCTTTTCTAACAGATTCAATAGTAGAATATTGCGTTAAAGACTCATTAGACTCTAAAATAAAATCATTATTAGCAAACTTATCTTGAGTCTTATATGGGAAAGTATTTCTAGCAAGTCCTGATTTATTAAGATCAAAGTTTTTTTGATTTAATGTTTTATTTTCTGATATAACCTTTGATTTAAAAGTATTTCCAATAAAATATGGATATGATGGAATTAGTTGATTTGTTATAGAACTAGTTTGAACTCCAACAAAATAAGCATAAGTTCCATTTATAAAATCTGGAGTTTTACAATACCTTCCATTCGAATAATCTAAATCACCAGAATCATTATACTTATAATCTTCTATGAAAAATCCATCAGGTAATAATGGTGGTCTATCTTCTACATTTGAAGTTACTAAATTATATCCTGGTTTTAGTAGTTTTACAGGCGAAGAAGGATTATTTGGATCAGAATAACCATAAGGACCATATATTGGATTTCCATCATATGCCCATCCAATAATTGGAGAGTGTGAAGATCCATTATCTGAAAAATAATTTGTTGCTAGATTTTGATTATATCCAATAATATTATATGTTAATCCATCTTCTTGATCAAAAAAATATTCACTTTCAAATCTAAACTGCTCATTTATAGTTAAACTACGAACTCTGACATCAAATTTTGCACCAGTTCCTCTTGGATTAACGTATATTGAAGTATTTGAAGCACTATATCCTATTCCTGGATTGATAACAATAATATTAGTCAACCTTTCATTGACAATAACTGGGCGTAAAATAGCACCAGATCCACTTCCAACGATTTGTAAGTCTGGAGTTGAAGTATATTCCGTTCCACCACTTAAAACTTGGGTGGCAATAATTCCACCATTAACTATAATGGGTTTTACTTGAGCATTTTTTCCATTTTTTAATGATATTACTGGTTTTTTCTCTAGATTTACTAGACTTGATCCATATCCAGTTCCAGGTTCATATAGATATGCACTTATAATTTTTCCAGATACAACTGGAGTGATATTAAATACTCCAGTAACTGTGCTTCCATAAGAAACATTTATAGAAACTTTAATATCTGGATATTTAAAGATTTGATATCCAGATCCAGTTGAGTTTAAACTGACATTTTTTGATCTAATATAATCTTGTTGATTTGGAAAGTCTGTATTTACACCTGCATTTACTAGTTTAAAAGAATTATCATTTATTTTTAAAATATAATATTGATTTGTTGTTGACAATCCAGAGATAACAGATCCTGTTGTATTATATTCTATAAGATCTCCATTTTTAAATCCATGATTTTCAAAGTTAATCGTATTATAATAAGTTGAAATACCAGATGGTTTTACCATCAGTTTTCTGTTTTCATATCCTTGTCCAGGATTTAAAACTTTGATTGATTTTATAGTATTTTTAGATAATGTTCTAAATTTATGAATGCCTCCAGAAACTCCACTAGCAGTAGCAATACCAATAGTGTTAATACCAGCATTAAAATTAGATTCGTTTTTATAAACTTGGATAGTTCTTGGATTTATAACTTTTACATAATATACTGCTCCACTTACAAAAGTGTCGATTTGAACATTAGACTGTTTAAAAGTTGAAATACCAATCGGAGTATTTCCATTTTGATTATAAATTATAGGTTCACCATTTTTTAAATTGTGCTCAGAAATAAAAGTTATCGTTTCGTCTGTTGAATCTAATCCTCCACCAAAGAATAAATCTCTACTATCAAACTCTAGTTCTCTAAACCTATCACCCATTACTGGTTTTAAAATACATCCAGACCCATTTCCACCAGATATTGAAAGTGATATAACTTTCTCAATATCAAAATCTTGGGGATCAATATAAACTGCAGTAACTATGCCACTAATAACTGGTTGAACCAGGGCAGTTGTTGCTGCTCCTATTGGGGATGATATTTCAATTTTTGGTGGATTAATAACATCATAATTTTTTCCAGAATTTATAACTTCAAACTTTTTTAATGGCCCATAAAGAATCATATCCCTTGAGTCTGGGCTAACGATTTCAACACCATTAATAAGTAAACCTATTGAACCTGTTTCTCTTTTATCTTCATTCTTTTTTTGTGGATTTTCAATCAATTTTTTATTGATCGGAAACTTTCTTAATATGTTTTTTGGTGAAATCTGCTTTTCTCTATGAGATTCTAATGTAAAATTATGAGGACCAGATAATGGTGCACGATTAAACTCAATATATGATACATTAAGTAACTGAAGTTCACCTTTCGATTCATACAATCTTATTCTATTTGGTCCAACAAAAGATATATAATATTTTGCACCAGCAATTAAACCTGGTATTGGCGTAGAACTTGGTTCATAAATTACTTGATCTCCATCAATAAAGGGAACAGTTGATGGAAAGGCAATAATTGAATATCTACCAGTTTGATTATTAAATCCATCATCAGGCAAATATAAATCAGATCCATTTGGAATAGATGCTTGATTGATTGATAATCTGATTTGATAATTTGGTATAGAGTTAGATGCTACATATCCAAATCTATCTGATTCGGAATATACATTCAGAACGTTAGATAAAATCTTACCATTACCATATTTTAGTGGAGTATTTAATGAACTTCCTTTCAAAAGTTTTCTTCTAATATCATATTCTAAACTAGGATTGGGTATAAAAGATCCAGAAATATTTAAAATAACTTCATTAGTTATTTTATTAATATTAGAAACAATGGCTTCATTTAAAATAGTGTTTACACTACCTCTTACTAATATCTCAACAGTATCACCTATAGCAAGACTTGACTTATCAATCTGACTAGAAAGTTTAAAAGTGGATCCAAATATTCTAGATACAAAGTATCTAGAACTTGTATTATAAATCCATGAGTTGCCGAATATTTGTTTATGCGTTTTATTTGTACTTGGATTTTTAATTGGATCTCCAATATTTTTTACGGAAATCTTTTCACCTTCATTTATTAGATAGATATCAGAAGTTGGTTTAAAATCAGAAACAACACCAGTTATTCTAAACTCGATTTTTGTAGAGTTATTTTTACCAACATATCCGTAAATAAAATCATCCGATCTTATAGAATCGGTTTGATTAATCTGATGAAGAACATTAGAACAGTCTAAAAATTGATTTACAGTTTTTGATCTATAAACTATTCTTTGATTATTTCCAGAAATGAGTGTTCCAGTTTGACCGAATCCTACAGTGGAATCTACTGAAATAATAGAGGATCCTACAGGAATAGACTCTAAAACTTTGGTTTTTCCTGGAACAGTAAAAATACCACTTATTAAATCACGATCATCAAAACCAACAAATAAAGAAATTTTATAGTATATTTTTCCATCCCTATATATTGTTTCAACTTCAGATACTGAGGCATTGGTGTTTATGTCAGTTGATTTATAAATTGTTTTACCAACTAATAAACTTGGATCTCCACCAGATATTTTTTCTGCAACTATAACTTCTCTTCTAATAAATTCTGATGCAGATGATTTTAGCAGTTTTTGCTCAAGATCAAAAACTTGTACATTTTCGCCATATAAAACATTGAATAAGATTCTAAAAGACTCTGCGACTCCTTTTGATTGATAAAAACTTCTTGCACTTTTAATAAAGTTATTTACATTTAATCCAGAGTAAAAATCAGTATTTTCTAGTCCAGGTGTTAGATAAAACTTTAACTTTTTGTAAAATTCCTTTAAAAATAGTGAACTTAAATTTTGAACTACGCTTCCTGAAGTATGCTCCGCACTTTTTGAAGTTGAAAAAATCAAAGATTTTTGATTTGTTATAGTTGCAACTCCACTATACCCAGTAATTCCACTAAATCCTCTAATACATCCAGTAAAAGTATTTCCTAAAATTCCCGTATATGTAATAATCTCATCATCAATTTTTATAAGTCCATACTCTTGAGGAAATCCTTTTGTTGAAGCAACTGTAATAGATGTGTTGGTTGAAGAAATAGAACTCGTAAGAGTTGTACTTCCAATCATTACTTCAGAAGTTAGATTATCTAACTTCAAATATTGATCTAAATTTTCAGCAATATCTATTGATCCGCCTTGATATTCTTGAGATATGTAATATTGTTTTAAAAACTCAACCGCGTTTGGAAATTCAGATCTTATAAACTCTGGGAGATTATTTTCAATAATCTGATTAATCTGAACTCTTTTTTCAAAAACTGCCATTTTATTTCCTCTCTAACTTTCCATTAGAATAACTTGAAGTATAATAATCTCTAGTAAATATGACTCCAGAAATATCTTCTCCTGAAGTAATAACATCTCTTATCATATTTATTTTACTCTTAGAAATATCAAAACTAATATATAAATCTTTAAGTCCAATAATGTCATTTGATTCTGGGTATGCTTGAATCTCTATAATATTATTAGGCAATACAGTTGAAGTGATATTTATTGAATTTAAAATAATTTCACCTGTTTCATAATCAACTGTTCCAATAGATTTAAGAACAACACGCACATCATTAGTTGATGTTTTTTTAATCACACTTAATATTCCCTTATTGCTCCCATCAAGTTGTTTAGTTGATGGATCAGTGTTTGGAATATCAGTCATATAAACAATATCATCACTACCAAATATTGTAAATCCAGTGCTTTTTATATTATATCCTTCACTTTTAAAATGAAAACGATTACCAAAACATAGTTCATATTGTGCATATTGATTAATTGATGCTGGAAGATCTCTTCGAATAATAACTTTTGTTATATTTGAAGTGATTGAATCAGAAACTCTATCAATTAACTGAACGATTTTACTATATTTAAATCTACCACCAAACTTATTAATATCAACAGATCTTGAATATTCATAAAGAGAATTTATAATAGATGTTTTCAAATCGTTAACATTTGAAACTTGTGGACTATTATAATAAACAGTCGAATCAAGTTCGACATACAGAACCTGAAGGTCTGATATTTCTTGATTTATTCCTACAATAGAATATTCTCTTAGTTTATTTTTAATTACACCCTTATCAAAATCAGAAACAAAAGATCCATTTTTTGGTTTAATACTAATAAGAACTTTTCCAAATTGTGGTGGGTTTAGTTCTTCCCCACCAATAACAGAAACTGATTCTGTATTTGGATAGATCTCGTGTATAATTGCTTCATAATCCCTAGGCGTAACCGCTCTGTACTGTGCCGAATAAAGGCGAGGGGCAAAATACTTGATAGATGAAATATCTTCAATCTCGCCGCCATTTCTTGCCGAATTAATAGTTACTACCGAAACACTTGTTGATGGTATAACTCTTACATTTGAACCATCGACAAATGAACCTTGAAAGTCAAATGCAGAGGGTCCATTTCCACTTTCACCATCAGTTACAATATATTTTGCAGTAATAACTGTTCCAGATGTTATTCTTCTACCAAAAATCCCATCACCAAAAAGAATTTCATATTTTTCGTCCTGAACTTCTTGAATTAAATATATTTCTGAATCTTTTTTAAGATTTAAAATATTATCAACTTTAAAATATTCACGTCCTAATCCAGTATCATTGATCCCTTTAATATAAACGACAAGTGTTGAGGTATCAATGTTTGGATTTTCTAAGATAAATCTTTGAGTTACAGATGTATCAACAGTCCATTGTTTGGTTAAGAGTGAACCTTGATAAACACGAATCGGATCTGTTGTTGACCCAAATGTGGCGGTGCCATTTATGATTGGTCTCGTAATATTTTCTGATATTGAGAATACATAAGAACTATTATCAGATGCTCCGACACAAACTAGTCCTGCCTCAAGAGTTAATAATGGATTTGTACTCGTAGTCTGCACATTGAAACGAATCTCTGCCTGTGCTGCCGATCTGGAACGTGGTACATAACCAATATTTCTTGCGAGAGATACAACATTTTCTCTAAGTGCTGCAGAATCCAAAAATGATTCATTGACAATCAGATTTGAGTTGAATGCTGTAATATAGGTGTTATATGCAAGTGTATCGATTAAAACCGAAAAGTTGGAACCCTCAAAATCAAAGTCCGTAAAATTTGAGTTTGCACGGAGATAATCTTTGATTGAAGTTTTAATCTGATCGTAATCAAGATTGGTAAACTGTGTAAAAGGCATTTTATCTCGTTGCCTGTAATAGGAAAGTAAACTGTTGTGTTGGAATCTCTAATCCAACAATATCAAAAAAGACACTTACTTCAAAGGTATTGTTATCTGGTTGTGGTTCAACCTGAACAAGAACATCCTCAACTCTTGGTTCAAAATTTTCAATAGTTGTTTTAATTTGATCCTGTATAATATCGGCCGCGGCAAAATCGACAAAATCAAATAGTTTTCTACGAATGTCAGATCCAATAAGAGAGTTAAAAAATCTTTCTGTTGGAATGGTTTCAACTAGATTTCTTACGGATCTGATAATCGCACGTTCATTGATTAATACTGGCAAATCTTTTGTTACCGGATGAGGAATGAAAGATAAGCTAATATCCTTAAAATTTTGTGATTTTTTGGTAATTGCCATCAAAAAATGGATTTTCTTGCACTATTTATAGTGTATTACCAAGATTTTCCATAAGATGGTTCAGTCCCATAGTTCCAATCGTCATAATCGTCATCATTGCGAATCTTTTCATGTAGTTCAACTTGTTTTGGAAAATCATGTTTTGGTGCAGTATCATGCATAATCTCTTGAATTACTCTTTTTTGAGGTAATTTTTCATAGTCACTTACTAACTTCGTGGTTCCCCACATTTCTCTCATGTAGTTGGGGTCTCTATCGACTGGTAAATTGGACATTTTAGCTCCTGTTTTAATGAATAAAACAGAACTTTTATAAAGGAGGTTGCTATCTCCCTATTTCTATTTAACGGTCTACTTCACGTATCGAATATGAGTCCGAATTGAGGTATTTTAAGATTTCCAAGGCAATCAAACGTGGATCTCCATCACCGCAGGTATACACATCCACCGCTAAACATCCATTTTCAGGCCAAGTATGGCAAGAAACGTGACTTTCTGCAAGTGCAATCACGATTGTACATCCCTGTGGATCAAAATGATGCAAAAATGTGTTCAAAATCTCCATTTTTGCACGTTGAATGCCTTTGACCATGGCATTTTGAAGTGATTCTACATCATTAATTGCTTCGGAGGCAATATTATACACCTCTAAGAGCAAATGTTTGCCCATTGAATGATATTTCAATTCGATTATTGTAAAAATTTATTTATTTTCCTTTTCCTGAGAGGTTTTCCAAAAATATTCATCAGTATCACCCAGTCTACCCCACTGTAGACCATTTTCAACCTGAAAAATATGAGTTGAAACCTTAAAATCTGGTGTTTTTGGATGTTCTGGAGTGATTGAGAGGTCATAAACTCTCAATCGATTGTTTGGATAGAGACAAAACTGACCATTCTCAAGCATAATGCAGTTATGTGACTTATGTTCTTGAGGAATTTCACTTACATTTGAGTCAATTGTGTCTGGATCCGCATGAAAGTTGTCTAGAGTGAATAAATATTGACCTTTTAAAGTTCCAAAGTTGCGACTATACATTTCAAAGTCCATTGTAGAGATATGTTGCTTAACAATACAACGAACACCATAGTCCATACAATTCCAAAATTGAAGATTAGGAAGATCTAAATCGGGGTCTGGTGTATTTGGAGACGAGATAAAGGCAGAAATCGGCAATTTATCGTACATTGCTCCATATTCGGGCAAATAAGTTTCAAAATAAAAAGCACGTCCAGGAATCGACTTTGCCGACACCCAGATGCCCTCTACAAATTCTCCATGCCCATCTTGTAAATCACGTAGGTACTCTTTACGCACCCATACTTTTTGTGCTGGAAGATTTACAAGAAGTTGACTCATCCTTTACCTTGTCCCCTATATTTTTTTGGAGCCCCATTGCGAGAAGACGCTGCATACTTCGTACCGTTTCCCGTTCCTTGACGAGATTTTTTGGGGGGTCCGGCGACATAAGAACTATGTTTATTTAGTCCACCTTTTG